TTGGCTTGTTGGACTGTTTAACCAATTTCTATGGCTTGCTTGGATAGTTCTAAGCTCGGCTTGGGGATTATTACCAATGAATATTGCACTATGGATTGTTTATTACAGAAATTATAAAAAGTGGTAAATATGATACAACACCTATTCATGGGAACAATTTTTCTCATCGCACCCAACGTGTGGATGACCGCCGACCATGTACTCAACGCACCATGGGTACAAAACCATAAAGACTATTACGATGCAGAAGAAATATCCCAAAACACCTTGTATGACATAGCTACTTTCAAGAAAGAAAGCGTGGGCGAGCCATTGAAACTAGAGTGTAGAGATGTTATGCTAGATGAAGAAATAACAATCAAAGGCTACCCGTTCATAGACGCACAGTACACCTACACAGAACTCACAGGTAAGGTAATTGCAGTAGATTATGAAATATACGAGGGGCGCAAAAGTATAGTGGTCGATATACCAGTCATAGGAGGTTTCTCTGGAAGCCCCGCCCTAGATACAGACGGTGACGTAATCGGAGTAGTAACAGACCGCACCATAGACGGCGAACACTATGGATTTATTAGTAGCGTATGTGAGATATGAACCTAAAATACAAATGGTTACAACTTAAAAACTGGTGGTTCTTCTTTAAGTCAGCATGTAAAAACGACATGAACTTCAAGTATCTAAAGCCTAAAATGTGTGAAATTCGTGGCGTACACGGCATATGTGAGATTTGTACACCAAAAGAATGGCGCGCCGAGCGTAACAAGAAAATACAAAAAATACACAAAGAACTGGTAGGAGATATGTTTGAAGATAGACAAAACTTTGATATATGAAAACAAGTAGGGAAATAAACATAATCCAACACGTAGTAAATCCGCTTACTAAAAACTGGTATCACGTAGACAGTAAATACAATCTCTGGAGCTGTAATTGCGACCAGCCAGAAGAAAAAAGGGTAAGTCTATGCCTAAGTATCTCACCATTACTTGAAGCAGAGGGTGAGTATAACGATATACGAAGAAAGGTTGCTGAGAAGAGGAAGGAACTACAATTACTGGAATCTATGACAATAAAGGACATAGAGCAATTTAAAAAGCATTAGCGTAGATAGAAAAAAAGAGGCAATGATTATAGAAGCAAACAAAGAACAACTAACCAATTTTTTAGAAGAAATCAGAAAAAATAATGGTTTTGTTGGATTGGACACGTTTAAAACTTGTACAAATCTGGCTGGTAACTTTACTTTTGAAGAACCAAACAAACTTACAGTAGAGTTTACTAAAATCCCTTTGCCAGCGGATTTGGAAATGATTGAAAAAGAGATTAAAGACTATTTTATTACACAGCTAGTGGAATTAGATGTTCTACTAGACAATAGTAACAAATAAATGTTATAATATATACATATGACACGAACCAAAAAGATTGTGTACGACTCACAAAACTATCTAAAGACCCCGAAAGTAACGGCACTATATGGCTCAGGTACTGAAAAGATAAAGAAAACAAAAACTGTAGTGCGTGATAACCCTAGAAAGACTGTAACAAAAACCACTAACTATGGCCCTATAGATTATTACAACAAGCAAACCAAAACAAAGACTAAGGTAGTAAAGAGGAAGTAAGCAATAAGACGCTGTACTCAGAGCAACTAGCCATTGAGTGCGTTAAGTTGGTGACAAAACACCGCAAGGCAACAAAACACTAACCCCGTCAGGGAACAAATAATATGAAAGCAAAAATCACAATAGAACAATAATCAATGGAAACTGATGGAACTACAACGCAAGACCCTGCAAATGCAGTAGAAAAACAAAAACCAGCTCACCTATGGAAGCCTGGGGAATCAGGCAATCCAGCAGGTAAGAAAAAGGGAACTAGACACTTCTCAACTCTTATAAGGGAAGCCATAACAAAGGTAGCTACAGACACGGGGACATCTGATGATAAAGAGATAGTAAGGGCTCTCGTGGAGAAAGCAAAGCTAGGAGACTTAAAAGCAGTGGACATGGTATTGGACAGAGTAGATGGTAAGGCGGAGCAAACTATCAACCTTGACGCTGATATACACACAGACGATGGACTTACATCAGAGCAGAAAGAACAACTACTTAACTTATTGAAATGATGAAGAAATATATACTGTATAAAGAGTTTGACCAAGGTAAAACTATTCCCCAATGGGTAATTTACTGGTTGCAATATCTCACCGTTAATCATTTTATATACCGTAAAGGCGTATGGTTTCCATTTCCTTCTCTGTATTGGTCAATAAGAAAACAGTGGAGAAAATTGACGTGGTAAAATGTAATGACTAAAAAAGCACTACAAAAGATGATTGACGGTACTCTGGCCGAGAGAAAGTTTCTAGCAGAACAGTCTTTCGGTCTTTTTTGTATTTACTACTTCAAAGACTATTTCAAGTATGCTCTAGCCCCATACCATTACGATTTCTTTCAAGACTGCCATGATTTAACAGAAAACAAGATTAGAGAAGCCGCCTGGATAGCCTTTCGTGAAAGCGGTAAGACATCTATAGCAAAGCTCTTTGTTATATGGCTTGTGGCTACCAATAAGCGTAAGTATATAAACCTTGATTCCTTCGACAAAGAGAACGCCGAAAGAATCCTTTTTGACGTAGCGTATGAGATGACAAACAATGCCAGACTCAGAGGTGACTTCGGTGTTCTATTTTCAAAGGAACGCAGTATATCTGATATAAAGCAAAACCGTATCAACAACTTCGTGTGTGAGAACGGTGTCCGTGTAGAAGCACACAGTACACAAGAATCAGTTCGTGGTAGACTTCACTTGAATCAACGCCCTGATGCTCTAATTCTTGACGATATAGAGACCAACAAGACAAAGGATAGCCAAGCCTACACAAAGCAGGTAGCTGACCATATAAGCGAAGCTATGGCAGGTATGTCACCTGATGGATTCATGCTATATCTAGGTAACTACATCACAGAGTATGGCAACATCCAGCACATATTTGACAGAGCTAAAACTGACCTGAACATAAGAGTGAGAAATATCCCTGTAATCATTGATGATAAGCCAGCATGGGAGTCTAAGTACGCTATGACAGACGTGGAAGCCCAAGAATCAGGCAAAGTATCAATCGAAGACAAGCAACGCCAGCTAGGCTCTCATGTGTTCTCTTACGAGATGATGAATCAACCAATCGATGAATCTATTGCAGAGTTTAAGAAAGAATGGGTACAGAAAGCCACAGAAGAAGACTATAAACATTTGAATATTTTAACCTTTATTGCTATAGACACAGCAGTATCTCAAAAGGAAAGTGCTGACTTTACTGGTGTAACGATTGATAGGGTATCAGAACAAGGAAAACGCTATGTGACAGCTTACAAGCTAAAGATAAATCCAGCAGAGCTCATAGAACATCTTTTTTACCTACATGATACATACAAGCCAGAGGTACTCGGAATAGAGGAGACTGTCTTTCTTCTAGCAATTAAGCCATTCCTGGAGGAAGAAATGCGAAAGCGTAACAAATTCATCTCAATAACACCACTCAAACACGGTGGAATCAAAAAGGAAACAAGAATCAGAGGTTTAATACCCCTTATGGAGAGCAAATCTGTATTCTTTGTTGGTGACTGTAGTGCTTTGGAGGAGGAGATGAGAGTTTTCCCTAGAGGAATACACGATGACGTACTAGATTCATTCCAATACGCAGAGCAGATAGCATATAAACCATACGCAAGCGATTCTTTTGATAATTTTCTTGAAGAAAGACCGTTGTACCCTGGAATAGGAATCTAAAAGTATGTTGCATTTCATATTTGTGGTATAATTATCTAATATCAGTAATCAAAATAGTGTTGGGGAACACTAAATGGCAATAAATTACGAAACCAGACAAAAAATCATAGCTCAAGCGTTGCAAGAAGTAGAGTTTGCACGTGAGTATAAGCAAGGTAAAGTCACTAACTGGAAAATCAACGAAGACCTTTACTATTCAAAGAAGATAAGTACCGATACTTCACGAGCTAACGTAGACCTCGGAGCTATGGGTTCGTTCGTTCATACATTACTCTCAAAGATAGACAACCCTCTCATATTCAAGTTCGTTAAACGAAAGGAATCACAGCTCAAGCGTGTTAAATATCTCAACGCTCTACGAGTGACAGACCAGCAAAACGATGACTGGGATATAAAAGACATAACAGGAAAGAAGCAAGCTCTCATCTATGGGCGTGCTATTTACTCGTACACAGCTAAATCAATAGACGGTTACAAGGCTTGTCTCGATAACGTAGATGTCTACGACTTTCTCATTGACCCTAGTGCTGGAGGTATCGACCTGGAACGTGGCTACTACATGGGTCGCTATGGTGTGGTAAAGAGTAAAGCAGAAATCAAGCAAGGTATCAAAGACGGTATCTACCTACGCACAGAAGCTACAAGACTTATCGAGGGAAGTGGTAACTCTACGGACATGCCACAGGAGGAAATCAATAAACAAAACCGAACCTACGACACACAGGTCTGGAAGCAACAAAAAGAAATCGGTAACCCTGATAAATTTAAGTTCTGGGAGTGGTACACAACGTACGAAGGTACACGCTACTACTTACTTCTCCAAGAGAACGGAGCTACAGCTATCCGAGTAGAGAAACTTACTGACCTATTTGAAAGTAACCTTTGGCCGTTCTGGTCTTGGGCAGCTTTTCCTGACCTTACAGAGTTCTGGACACCGTCATACTGTGACTATGTACGAGAAATCTTCATGGCTCAAGCTGTATCAATCAACCAAATGCTCTTTGACACCCCACTCATAAAGTTTAGAGAAACGTTTGTAACCAAAAGAGTAAGACTTGTTGAGGAATCCAAAGCGGTCAGCTGCGTTTGCTTGATTGCCTTCGTAGATAC